GTTTGAGCAGTTGCAGTAGATGAAATATGTCCACCTAAACATTTACCAGCAGCATTAGATGTTGCAGCAATGTTATTAGATTTGTACATATCAAATCCTCTTAGTTTTCCACTTGATACTAAACCATTTCTGATTGAACCTTGACCAGCGTTAAAGTCAACAGATAGTAATTTAGATGAAGCTTGACCTAGAACTTCGTAGAAGTCAGGACCAGCAACGAACCAACGACCTTCTTCAGGTACGTTTTGCTCGTCTAATAGTCTTGCCATTCTAGCTAGAACATCAATTGGGTCATGCTCACTGGAACCAAATCCAATGTCTAAGTTACCAGTTCCGTCAAAAGTTCCGGCAGCTAAATCAGTAGCGTTGTCAGCACCTAACACGTGGTCAGGACCTGAACTTGAAACACCACTGAACATGGTTGCAATCACAGCAGCATCAAAAGAATCTTTTAATGCATAAGCAGCAGATGAAGAAGCTACTTCTTTGAAGTTGACGTGTGACATTTTAGTTTCAATATCATCTACGATGAATTTGAAAGCTTTAGCACTGTCAACAACCAAAGTAAGTTCTTGGTCTGTTAGCTTAGTTGCTGTTGTATCCTGTCCTCTTGTGTAATCTGACACAGAGATAACAGGCTCTTTGATAATCTTTACAGAGTCTCCAAAAGCAGATATTTCACCAGTATAATCGGTGTTTGTAATAGCTTCTACAACCGAAGACTTTCTGAAAAAGTTTAAAACCTTTTTAGAATAAATCGAAGGTAGGAAGAAACTATTAGTTTGTCCACTTACAGAGTTTGCAAAGTTAGCATCAGTATCGGTTGAAGGTTCAAAATATTGAGCCATGATACATTCTCCTATAGTTTAAAGTTAATAATTATTTACTAATTCTGCCTTCAGACATTGCTTGACTTATTTCCTCTTCGTACTTGTCAAACTCATCCATAGACATATTAGCAATCTCCTTTTCAGTCCAAACTTTCTCGCCTTTAGGTTCAACAGCAGTTGTTTTAGTTGAAACCAAATCAGCAGCAGATTTCTTGGACTTTTTAGAATCTGACTTCTTAGGTGCAGAATCTATGCCAATATCTTTCTTAAATAAATCCAAAGCTCTTGAAGCTAGGTCAGCATCGTCAGCATTTTTGTATATCCAATCTTGAATAGACTTAGGCTGCTCTTTTGCCCACCCATGAAAATCATCACTGTTTCTGATATCTTCAAAATCAGGATGCTTATCCATCAATCGCTTTTCAGCATCTTTACGAACTAACTCTTTTTCACGTTCTTGTAGTCTTTCAAGTTTCTCTTTTAAGTCTTTAGATTTCTCTTCAGCCTGTAAATGTGAAACAGTTTCTACAACTTCGTAAACATCAGGATACTCTTTTCTAAACTGTTCTATTTCTTCCGGAGATTTAGGAGCTTTGTAGGTTGGTCTATTTTTAGTAGCTTCATCTATTAGCTCTTGTTCTCTAGCTTTGAACTCATCTAGCTTAGAGTCATAATGCTTTTTCAAGTCATCGTAACGTTTTTTGTAGTCGGGTCGTTTATAAGGTTGGTCTTTAGGACTTTCCTCTTGAACTTCCTGTTCTACATCTTGTTGAGATTGTTTTCCTTTTGCTTTAGGTTTGTCAAAATACATTCCAGTTGCATCTTCAAAACTTTCCTCAACACCATCATGCCATGATTTTTTTTGATTGTAAGGATTGGCATTATCCTCTTGTACTTCAGTAGTCATATTCTTTTCTCCTACTAAGGGCTTTTTTTAACAAGGTAGCTGCGATGTGCACTTGCAGGGCTTGTCTTGTAAAGGTAGCCTTTCGGTTTATATAATGATAGAGTGCCTATGACGTCTTGGGTAGCTCTATCGCCTTTTTAGCTTCTGACGTGGTCAGGACTTTTACGCATCATCATATTAGTTCGGATGCTCTTAGTAAGTTCATCCTCATCTTCTATGCCTTTTGCTGGAGAATCTACTGTTGTTTTTGTAACGTTAATGTTCTGTGTAACAGGCTCATCAACATCTCTAACAACAACATTTTCTTCTTCATCCATTTCACCGCCATTCGCCATTCCTTGTCTTTCATCTGCTTTCATTTCTGCATCTTTCATCATTCGCATCAATTCATCAGCTCCGATTTCTTCTACAGCTTTTGCAGTAAAGACAAATTCTCCATCAGATAACCGTGCAGGTATACTGTCGGAGACTCCTGAACCCGGTCCTTCTACAGGTCCTGATCCAGCAAATTCTGAAGCAACTTCTATTACTTTATCAAATACCATAGATAGTTGCTCGTCTTGTTGTAATTTTGACATTAGCATATCTTCTTCTTCTTCAGTCAATGCTTCGTCAAGTATAAAATCCATATAGTTATCTTCCATTTCCTCATCTGATTCCATAGGCATCTCTGATTCCATAGGCATTTCTGATTCCATTGGCATCTCTGATTCCATAGAAGGTTCTTGTTCGTTGTTCATTAACATAGACATTTGCTCATCTACGTTACCGCCCTCTGCAAAATATCCCATTTTATTTCTTACTTCTTTAGGAAGTTTTGCAAGTCCTTTATTATCTTCAGGTATTTCTTTTAAGTCTCCACCGTCTGCTTTTCTCATTCTATCAGCTATTTCAGCTTTTTCTTCAATCATTTTTTTATCAAGCTCATTAATTTGACGAACTATATCTTGAGCATCTTCCTCTTGACCACTGTCAACAGCTCTTTGATATACATCCATAAGAAACCTCATTTGTTTTTGATCTTCGGTTTCTGTATCAGTTGTTCCTTGATTGTATTTTATTCTATCATCTTGTAACATTAATCTTCCTTTCTATTGAGGGCTTCCTTGACCTGCTCCGGTAACTGCTCCAATCGTACCACTGAATTCACTTTCCCCTGCAACCGGAACATTTCCGATTCCGATGTTGCCACCGCCAGTGCCTGTAGGTCCAAGTTCTTGAGGTTGAGCAGGTGTTCCTGCAAGACTTCCCATACCTCCGGGTTGTTGACTATCGGGTTGAGCTTCCTCGCCAATTGTTTGTCCAGCATTTTGCATTCCTATTATTTGTGCCATGATAGCTGCTTCTTCAGGGTCGTTGAGTATTTCATCAGGGTCTAAGTCTAAGCTATAGGCTAGTTCACTAACGAGTTTAGAAATCTTAACAAACGGTGCAATAGCTGGACTTTGTGCAGTCTGTAAGAACATAGTAAGTCTTTGTGATCTTACTTCTTTCTGCATCAAGCTATTTGTACCAGTAGCTTTAACTTCTAAATCTCCTTTCACATCTAAGTCACCTTCAAAGAACTGCATGTTCCATTGGAAGAAAGACTCTCCAAGTGGTCTTAATAAAAAATCATCAAGGTTTTTGACAACTGTTTTAATATTAAGACTTGATGCTCCGAGCAACATGGACATACCTGAAGCAGTCCTTGTCATACTTTGAACACCAGTCTGACCATGTGAATAAGATGGTATGCCGGTTTGTTCGTCTGCAAGTTGTCTAAACTTGTCAAACATCATCATATTCTCAGGTGCAGTGTTTGGAAACTTCAAACCATGTATGGCTTGTCCGGGCATACCAGCTTGTCTTCTGAATATTTTACCCGGATATATTTCCATTGACTGTCCACCTACTAAAGCTGATTCGTCAACATCAAAGACTAACGAACCTGCCATTGCTAGATTATCTACAGCCATTCTTGCATGACCGTTCATAATCTGCTGTGAATCATCCATGTTTTCTGCTACACCAATACCAAAGAAGTTATAAGGATTTCTTTCGTATGGGAAAGCATGATAAGGTATTCTGTATGGAGTAAATGGATTAATTACTGCTCTGAGTAATTGATTACCACATACCCATGCATTGATTTGTACCTCATCTAAATCATCAATATCATCTGATAATTCTATACCAACTTCTCTAGCGTATTCGGCATCCATGATACCCCAATACTCAATAACTTCAAAGTTAGTTTGATACTCATCATTACGAGCATCATCTTTTAATTGATACTCAAAATCTTTTTCAATATAGTTTGGACCTTCAGTTAAACATGCACGAATTGCATCTTCGTCAAAGTAAGGCATGTTACGAAGTTGTCTAAGTTGTGATTTATTCATCTTATGACGATGAACTACATACTCACACTCTTCAATGCTTGTTGCAGCAGGGTCAGGATAAAAATCCCAACAGCTTACAAACTCTATTCTAGGTACTCTGACTTCTAAAGGACTATAAGTTCTTTCTCCATCTTCGCCCATACTCCAATTGTTTAATTTTTTGTTAAAATTGAAAGGTCCTTTTACAATCCCTGTACCAAGTAAAGCAGATTCTAAAAGAGCATTTCTTATTTCAGATGAACCTTTAGATTCATCAATTTGATCGTGGATAAGCTTTTCCATTCTTCTCGCAGCTTTTTGAGCTGGAGAAACTTCTAAAGCTTGTGGGTTTGGACTAAAACCTTCAACTAAACTATCTTCTACTTGATCTTCAATTGTGTCAGTAAAGATACCTTTGTTAAATGTTGCTCCGGGCTTTAGAACTTTTCCATCACCTTCATAACCAACATCGTATGGATTATCTTCAATCCGATTACCTATATCATCAGGTATGGATGTTTCTAATCCGGGTTGTGGATTATTAACATCTAAATGAGCTTGACCTAACTCACCTTCAGGTATTTTAGTTTCTGCAATACCAATAGGAAACTTACCGGTTCCAAAGATAACATCAACAAGTTGTCCAAAGGCAGCAAGGACTTTTGTTTTTGTAATCTTTACAAAGATTCTAGATTTTTCAGAATCTCTAAACTTAACTGATTTGTTGTATAACCCTCGATAGTTTTCATAAGATTTTAGCCATCTAGTTTCATCAGAGTTTCGAGCATCTTCGGCTTGATAGAATCTACTTTGAATAATGCCTACGAGATTACTTTTTTGTTCGAGTTCTAAAGCTAGTGTCTTTCCAGCTTCACCTTCAACATCCATATAAATGTTGTCAGCGTTTAAAAATGTATTCTCGTTATCTGCCATATTTAATATCCAAAGGTAGAATCAGAGGGAAGATGTATTTCTCTTTTTATACCTCTAAGTCTTTCTAATGGGCTTTCCATTCTTGGTCGGCTCATTATCATATAACGCAATGCATCATATGCGTGGTCTGAAGCATGTGTATCTACATCTTCAGGATTGGTCTTTGATAACGGTATACTTTGGAGTTCTCGTATTAGATTAGGGCAAGTATTAAATATTTGCAGCTTTGGTCTA